CAGCGTAGAGGGCGCAAATTCAATTTCTTCAAGATGTCTTGCAACATCCTCATCACCCACATAATCAAACTCATTGGCTTTCTTATCTTGAATCTGCTCTTGGGATCTTTTACTTCTTGACATTTACCTACCCCACAAAAATGCCAACTGGGACATTCTCCAAAACTTTCTTTGTGGAATCTTGCATTGTGGAGTCGGTGGCCGCAAGCTTGTCGTAGGTGAGTTCGTCGAGCAGGGTCTTCAATTCCTCTCGGAGAAGATCTTGTTCGGCCTTTGCTTGACCCAGTAAATCCGCCGCATTAAGAGTAACGCTCTCGCCCGGAATGGGTACGGTAGCGAACTTGCCGCGAATCTGCCCTAACATCTCTTTGGTAAGTGCCAAAGCAAAGCGCCTGATCCACTGCTTTCCGATAGAGTTGATATTCTCATACGGAACGTTCTGGAATGGCAATGTGTTAAGGTTGTTAATGCCGTCTGCACCGTTGTTTCCACGAGGCGTGTTGTCCCATGGATTGTATTCATTATCGATAGTAAATTGTACCCAAAATTTCGTCGGACTTGTAGCATCTGGCTGCGGGAAAAGACGCAGCATATTATCCTTAATCTCGTACGAATAGTGCGAAATTCGGGTCCACAGTGCATCTTCATAAGCCATGGCCTGAAGCTTGTTCTGCCACGTGGGCACAATTTCAAAGGTGGAATCGTCCGCATACTGCCCATAGGTGCGCATATTGCCAACTACTGAAAATCCTCCATAATACCCATAGAAGCGCCACATGGCACGGGGAGTTTTAAAGAAGACTTTGCGAATAACAACCCTCTTGTCCTTCACCATTCCATAATACGGAACTGTCGTGTCTGTAAAGGAAGAGGCGGAGATAATCGTCTGTAGATCATAATCTTGTTTGGCTGCAACGCGGTCTATGGACGCAGAATAAATGGGTGTCACTCCGCCCATGCCGGCCTCGGTTGCCAACCCTTCGGAAACACGGCGAACATAGCCATAATCATATCGCGGATAGCGCAAAGCTATGTTTGAACCAGATAAGGCGGAACCGCTTACAATCTGCCCATCCTGATCAAAGGACGCAGTCGGTGCACCGAGGAAACTAGAGAGAGAATTCTTGCTTTGATGTAAATTAACCAGGTAGGAATATTCAAGAACTGCCTCTTCATATGCAGCATAGACATTTCCCTGTGTTAATTCGATGTCCAGGACATCTCCTCCCAGCTTCTTGTAGGTATATGCTACCTGATCGGCAGCCCCGGACAAGAAGGTGGCCGAACTCGCATACATCCCAAAAGGGAGGGTGGCCGCCACGTTTGCAACGTTTCCGGTGACTGGTAAGATATTAGAGTTTGACGTAGAAGCCGGATTTAGTTTAGGGATTGCCATTTAGTGTTCCTCTATCAATGCATTACTAAATAGAAAGCCCCGCCTCAAAAGAGACGGGGCTTTAACTATTTTGACCTTACGTCAATATACGGACTAGCTTAAGCTCTTAACAACAACTAGGCCATACATATCAGGACGTACCATCTTCTTGGCATATCGGGTCATCACGCCCTTGCGAGGCACGAAGTCTTCGACACCGAAGATCGTAGGTGTGGTCTGCAGCGGCACATAAGGTGCGTACACATACCCACTTTCAAGGAAACTACTTCCGCGGCGACCAACAAGGATCAACTCACGCGGGAAGTAAGGATCGACAATAATGTCGAACTTCTTGGAAATGGAACCAACCTTCATAGCACCCGCGTCGCCGCGGTCACTATCAGCAGTCACATTGGCACGGAAGCCAGCCGTGAACTCAAGGACGTTGGCAACTTCAGGTCCGCAGACGCAGAAGTTAGCAGCACCACGGAGAGTCTTCCGGTGGATCTGGGCCGACACATCATTGATGGTCTCAATGAGAGTCTCATACCATTCACTCACGTTACCCGTGAAGTCAGGCGCAACAGTGCCGGAACCAATGGCAACCCCAGTCTCACGATTGAGGAAGTCACCCGGGCTACGCGACCAGTAACGGACGCCAGCCTTGGCACCACGAACGAGGTCCTCAAGGATCTCGCGATCGATTTCGAGAGCGATCTGCTCAGACAGAATCTGAGTAAGCTCGACCTCGGCATCAAGGTTGTGGTAGGCGTTAAGATCTTGTCCTAACTCCGGGGTCCACTTGGCCTTGAGCTTCTTGGTGATCGCTGTGACAGCAATCGAATCGACCTTGATGTCGATCTCTGGGATCTCGGCATTACCCTCAAGTCCCCAGATAGGATCACCCTTGACAGAGCCAAGAGCACCACCCGACTGGAAGTCATCGACGATTGGCATCGATGCGGTAAGCCCGATGGCGCCGTTTCCAAAGACAGCAGAAAGGTCATTGGGCAGCTCAGAGCCTGTTGCCACGATGGTAAACAGAACGCGTGTGCTGTCCGTCGGATCGACACGTGTGAGACGTCGTACCTGCTGACCACGCGGAAGCGGAGCAACACCCTGACCACCAGAGCCAGAGAGCACGATTGCAACAAAGTCATCCTGGTTGAACTGCTGATCGGTGAGACGCGTCAGCGCGCACGTACCCACGGCAAAGAGGGTACCCGAAGCAATATCCGGGTCGAACTGCAGAATGCTGGTAAGCTCATAAGCCGTATCGTTGTCGCCGACGATGTCGGCATTCCAATCAGGCACGCCATTCTCACCAACCGTACCAGAAGCGCGGGAAGTGCAAAGAACACTAGCGGGCGCGGATGTGGTCGAACCCGTCGGAGACGAGTAGCCGTTGTTCAGAGCGTAAGGACCGGCGGCCGCATACGAACCAGTAAGCTTAACGCCACCAGTGATCTGCGAACCAACCACGCCACCACCGTACAGCGAACTGTTGACGGCGTAACCGAGGCGGGGGTTTGGAGCAGTGCTGTCAGCACCGATCTCATTCGAGACCGTGAAGTCCAGGAAGAAGATGAGACCACTTGGGAGACTCATCGGCTGAACGCTAACGAGATCGTTGGCGATCAGATTGCCGAATACTCGGCGAACGAGGGGGAATGCGACAGCCGCAAAACCCTCGACGTCACCAGCATTCATGCTGGACGACTCACGGAGAAGCTCCTTGGCCTGGTTTTCCAGGAGTCGGGCCATTCCGTTACGAACGGTATCATCACCTAGGCCTTCGAGAAGACCTGTGTTCTCCCACTTATTAATAAGGGCTTGGCCCTCAGTGGAGAGATCGCGGTTTACAATACCTTCGGTTAATTTCTGTACAATAGACATTTATATAACCTCCTTATAATTGTAATAATTGAATGTCATTTATTCAAACCTGCTAAACGCAGCATACGACCCAATTTAGGATCGCGTGTTGCCGTGTTGTTTTTCTTAGAATTCATCAAAAGCGATGTAGGTCTCTGAACCGCTTCACGAAGTGTTTGTGGCCGTGTTCTCTGATCAGGAGTGGACCCCACTGCGTTTTGAATTGTTTCATAGATCATACCCGCTTCTTCAACAGAAGTGGCAGTCTGAACAGCTTCGGCAATTTGATTCTTTTGCCGCTCATTCAAGGAGGCGCTGTTTAATGCCTTGTTTTGATAAACAAGCTTGGCGTTGTCAAGATTCAACTGCATGAGTTGATTCTTGGCTTCCATAATAAGAGCACGAAGCTCTTGGTTGGATTCTGTAAGTTGTGAGATCTTTGTTTCGAATAGCTCTGCATCCGACACAACGTCGGGGGCTGTTTCGACTTCTTCTTCAATCTCTTCTTCTTCAAGGTGGGCGGCTTGCGCAGCTGCCATGGCATCGTTGTTTGCTTGCTCAATGCTGTTGTCAGCAGAGTTAACAGATGCCCAACCTTGGGGGCGCGGAGTCATATCTACAACTAATTCTTCAATAAGATCCGCTAGCATTTCTTCGGTGAGGGCGATATCTTCGTCTTCTTCTAGGGACATCGAAGAAGGGGCAGCGCGGGACGCGGCGTCCTTATCCTCTTCGTCGTCATCCTCTTGATTCACTTGGCTGGCGCCGGTAAGTCCAGCAGCGGCTGGAGAGTCTACGTCGCTCATGCCAACCTCGCCCTCTTCGAGAGCAATTTCATCAGCCATGCCGGTGGCGTCAATTAGATCATCGCCGCCCACAGCTTCGTCCTCTTCTTCCAGGCGCGCCTTAAGGGCATCAAAGTCGATT